TTAAAGATATACCAAAAGAAAAGTATGAAAATATAATTAAAGGAACTTATAATAGAACAGAAAAATATCATAAGAAACCTTCTAATAGAAAAAAAACATTAAAAAATTATTTATAATTTACATATTTTAAAAATCGGCGTTTTAAATGTGCAAAGGTGTAAAATTAATTGCTGGAAACTGCTTATTATTAGAAAAAGTTCTGGCGAGAGTTTCATAGCTTTTATCATTAAAATTATTAAATTGTCCATAAATTATAGCGGTCATCTTATTAAATAATTTTATACCTTTTTGTTTTTGTCTAACCAACATCTCAAATATTTTATCATGAATTCTTTTCGAATTTAATTCTTTACCACTTTTATCTTTTATATTAGTTTTTTTTAATGATTGTAACTCATTTCCATATTCTTCTCCATATTTATTTAATAAATTTTCATAATGAACATTATATTCGTATAAATATCTTAATATTTTTAGATATTTCATAAAACTATCTTTTATATTCTTTGCTGTAGTCTTTGCTTCACTCCTTTCATTATTTGTTTTATGCAGTTTGAATTCATATTTTAAATATTCGTTTGTATTCTGTTCTAATTTATTATATGAATTATTTTCTTTTGTTAAATTAATTAGAGCAGTTAAGCCTTTAAGCATTATTTTTCCTTCATCAAACTTAGAATTAACATTACTCATTATATATTATATAATAATAAAAGTAATTTAAAAATTAGATTATATATAATTACTAAAAATTAAATATTTGTTTCTAACTTATTTGAAATATTGTTTATTATAAGATAAATAATACAAAAGTATCGAATTTCAACAGACATTGAAAGATAATCCATCTAAAAATCAATTCTCGATTTTTAGCCGATTGTTTTCAACAGACATTGAAAGATAATCTATCTAAAAATCAATTCTCGATTTTTAGCCGATTGTTTTCAACAGACATTGAAAGATAATCTATCTAAAAATCAATTCTCGATTTTTAGCCGATTATCCTTAACAGAACAAATCTTGTCCCGATATGAAAACACCGGATACCTAAATTCATTCTTTTTTAAATTCCGGACTTGAACCTCATTAAACAAGAACTCAATCGCAAATTCAAAAATCGTATCATTTATCAAAATTAAGAACTGGTTCAGTCCGTTATGAAAAAGATACTGGTATTCAAGACCCATTTTATCAAGACTCGGAAATAATAGCCGGTTATTAATAACAAATAATCGCGTCAGATTTTCAGTTGATTGCGCACATATTTGCTCTGAACAGCACGAATATAATATATTTCCATCCTTTCCAAATGTCAGGAAAAGGATTGAGCTCAAATGAGCTTCCGACTTTTGCATTTTTTGAACAGTGTTCGTAATCGCATATTTTTCTAAATGTTTATAGTAATAACCAACAACAAAAATTAAATTTCGTGGATGAAATGCGGTTGAACAAATGTATCCATAATCACCTTGCTCAACTCTGTAAACTGGATTCATATCCGCATTTGTAATTGTCCATAATACGAGCTTTTGATTACAAGCCGTTATTACATAATTTCCAAAAGAATTAAATGATATATTTAATACCGGATACTTGTGTTCAATTATATTCACAAATGAGAAAAAATTCCCTTGCACAGTATTCGTATTAACAATACATTTCCCAATATTTCCGGTTGGGTCTCCACCAATAAGAAAAAATAAATCGCTAACAGACCACTCACCCACACTTATTTGTAGCGGAATTTGCTGTGTATGGCGATAAATAATATGGAGCTGGTCTCCTTCAATCCGATAAAATGTCATTGAATAATTATCTTGATTGAAAAGAATTGTCCCTGAATGATTAATTCGTATGACTTTCATTTTATTTGGATAAAAATAAAATGGAATATATAAAATCATTTTTTTTCAATGATGATTCGCACCGGAATTGGAATAAATTTGGGTAGACGCTTTATTCCAAGGAATTGAGAGTTTTTGCGATTCATCGCGCGAATAATATCAGATATGTCAAATTCTTCTACTAAGTTTTCCTTGTTTTGTTGAGCAATAACAACTTTTCCTTTTGTAGAGCGAACTACAATAGCAACGTGGCCATAATTAGTATTTGCGCGATTACGCTTCCAAAAAAGAATGTCTCCCACTCTTAAATCATCTACATTCTGGGAATTGACAGTTTCTAATAAAATAACCTGACTTGTATTTATATGGATGAGTGAATTGATTGAACTGAACATATCAAAAGCATCTGGAATCGATGGGAATGTAAGGCCGTAATATAAAGTAAAATACCTGCGGACTAATTCGACACATTCAAATGGTATTCCATAACTGGAATATATCTTTTTGGGGTTCTTTTTATATAATATGAGTGGTTCTGGTATCATATTATATCATTATATTATAAATATGATTGGGATTATTGTAATTGAACTATTTTTGTATATATAAGAAAATTATTGATGATATTACACCGACCGAAAAGAAAAATGAGACAGAAAAATGTAAAACTATTCTATCCGGTGATGTAAATGCACCCTCTGTCAGGGCTTGTTTTCATTTGACAGCTTTTTATAGCGGTTGAAAACTTTTATTATACAATATTATTTCACCCTATATTAGAAATCTTGGAATTTAAATCCTACTAATATACGTTTATGTAAGCGAAATGTTAATCATTTACAATATGAAATAATAAGGGAGTATCATAGAAGATTATAATTTTAAACCACTAAAAATATTACCTCTAATGCAAGAAAAGGCTTAGTAATAAATATAGGTTCTTCTCAACTAATATATATAATATTATTTTCTTTAAGCCATTTATTTTGTATCATTTTTCTTTTCGATCGGTGTAATTTAATTTAATTATACTATAATTAAATTTTAGTATATAATTAATATGAATATCATCAATAATTTTCTTATATATATCTTCTTCATTCAAATGTATTATTTTTACCTGTTTTGAACGTGTATTTATTTCTAATATTACTAATTCTATATTATTTAATAAAACATTGATATAAATATCAGAAATTTCAATACTTATTTGTGAAATTACACTTAATGATATAGATTGAAACATGAAAAAAATAATACAAGTGCATATAAGTATATATATTGAATTAATTGAATATTCAGTTAATATAAAATTATGTTTATTATTTTGTCTAATATCAATTGTTTCATTTAAGTCTATAAATAATTTATCAATATTAAAAAATAAATTGCTTTCTCTAAAAATCAATATTGGTATTTCATGTAATATAAGCCATAATAATTTTTTAAATTCATCATTATGAATACTACTTAAAAGTGTTAAAAATTTACATCTTGTTTCAAATAGTAAAATATCAGAAATATTGTTATTAACATTTTTATATAATTTATTATAATTATAGATTAATATTTGACCATGAAAATCAAAATCATGATATATTTGACCATATGGAGAATATAATTCATTAAAATCTTTATTTCCATAGTGGGTTCTATAATTTACTCCTAAAAATACAATTAAAGGAGCTGTATATATATTTATAAATTTTGATTCTTTTTGAAAAAATGATAATGGGATAACTAAAATAAAATTATCATCTTCCAATGTTTTATTAAAATATTTAATAATTTTTTGTTTATAATCTTTTTTTTTATTATATATACCACTATTTACATATTTTAAAATATTATTCCGCCCACTTTCAAATAATAATCCACCAATAAATCGAGAAGAAAACCACTCACAGAAAGCCAGATGAGCATCCAATAAATACTGATATTGTCCTCTATTTGTATAAAATATATCTACAAGACGCAAATATTCTGTTAATTCATCAAAAGCAAGTTTATCTTTTTTATCAATACCATATTTTAAATAACTATTTATAATTCTCATAAATTGATTGATTAATAAGTATTTAACAGTGTCAAATATAGGCCATTCTCTTTTTGGTATTTCACTCATTCTTAAATCGCGCCACCATTCAAATATTCTAATTGCGCTCCAATTTTCAAATTGGTCCGGATCATTTGTTATATAAGTAAACAATGGAATTTTCTGACGAAAACTATATTCATCATATGCATTATTTATTTGTAATCTTTTCTTTTGTTTTTCAAACTCTAATTGTGTTAATGGTGTAAATTTTCGATTCATTCTCATAAATTTAGTTCTTTTATCGATTCTTGGTAAAAATACATCTGTATAAAATATTGATTTTTCAAAATGTCTTGTTATTTCCATAAATACTATATGATATTGGATTCTTTTAGGTAAATTATTTATTTCATTATTGCTGAACTGATTGACATAATTTGGGTTTTTACTTGTTAAATTACTAAATTTATTTATTTTTAGTATAGTATGTACTCGATTATTCATTATTATAATAAATAAATTTTTTTTACAAAAAACTATTTATATTAAATAAGTGTTATCTAATCTAACAATTACTAACGTAATCGCTATATTAAATAAGTGTTATCTCATATAGAAATAGAGATTACTCACATAATCTCTATTTCTATATTAAATAAGTGTAAGGGCCGAATCCCTGAACAACCACATCCCCCTTCATCGGCTCGCTCTCAAAATCAGTCCCCGCCCTTTTTCCAATAACCTGCCAATAGAATTCCAAATCAATCCCATAAATTCTATCGCTACACACCCGCAATATATTTCCCCCGACAATATCCGCCCCTAAAATTCCCACTGGTTTTCCCCTCGGCGTGATATGAATTGTATGACTCTCCTTCTCCACGACCCTACTAAAATATTCCGGTAATTCAATATCCGCCGATTCATCCCCGTATTCAATCCGGCCAACCCCTCTGTAAAATACATCCGCCGTCGGCCCCTCCAAACAAGCGTGAACCAAATATTTATCGGCGTGTATCGGATGTTGAATCGTGAAATTCTTCACTCCGACCCTCTTTTTAACCGCAGGCGCCCCGTTATTAAAAGGAATCGCGAACAGTCCATCACCCTCCCATAAGAAGCCCACTTCATTTCCAATACTATTTCCAATACACCCCGTTTTCAGAACGGCCCCATTATTTCCAATGCGATTATTGAACGTCGAAAAGGCGCCCCCACACATCATATCACCCGACGCATATATTCCGCCATCACCAGCCTGAACACTGAAACTGTCGGACCCCATCTTATAATTAATATCATCCATATCATCACGCCTCCCAAGAAAGACGACCCCCTCATCCTCCACAACAACCCGCATATTCCGACCCATCTCAATCGACGACTTCCCATCTGCTGTCTCCCCTACAATCTTAGCCCCACCTTTTATACCCCTTCGATACAAATGTAGTAAGTCCCGATTATCATCTCCGCCCTCCACCAAAACAACAGAGGAATCTCCCCGACTATTCACCTGATTCCCAACCACATGTAAAGCGCTCACCGCCTTTTCAGTCCCAATCCCGACACCCCCTCCATTGAAAAAACTCCCACCGGACCCCACATTATTTACAATAAACACAGTCCGATTCACATCATCTGGTCCCTCGCAATCGACCCACTCAATCTTCGTAAAATGCTTTGGAGCCAGTACATCAAGAACATTTAAATCCGTTTTACCCATCATTATATACTGGAAATTTCGATTGATTCTTCGATAGAGTTTATAACCGTGGCAATTATCTACTATCTCCCATTCCACATTTGCAAAAACGCTACTAGCCTCATCGCCATAATGATACTCGTCGCTTTTCCTACAATTGGTCGTTTTCCCCTCTGCGTCCAAGCTACACACGTAATATTGAATCACATTCTCGGGGCCAATATTATCATCGCCATACTGAAACTCTATGAAAATTTTCTTTGGTGGAAATAATTGATGAACATTCTGGAAAGCCTTGACCGCAGTAATAGTATCCCCGAACTCCACTTTATCAGTCTGTCCTCCTGAACTCAATTCAAGCTCGCCATTCTTTCCAAAATGGAACTGCTTTCTATTTATTTTTAAGCCAACCCGCGCATTCTCCCCGTGATGAATGACCGACTTCGATATATCAATCCCCGACTCCCCAATAAGATGGATATAATTATTTCGGATATACTTATTATCGATGGCCCCCAACTTCAATTCAAGCCCGTTCTCCCCAATATTGAACACTTCCGGATTCACCACTACGGAAAACTGGTTATTCTCCTTTTTGAGTCCGACCCCATTCGTGTAGCTCTCCGTCTTTGAGAATGTATTGAAATGAATATGGCTCCGGTCCCATTCAAAATCGTCAACACAATTAAAGCAAACGCCCACGTTCAGGTCCTCAATGAAAGTGTAATACATCCGCAACTCATCTGCGCCCATCCGGCTACAAAAATCGCTAGCCCTCTCAATCGCAAACTCATCCACCCCAACATATACTCCATTCTCCGCGGGATTCTCCTGATTCATCAAAATATAACGGGTCCCACTCTCGAAGCGCGCCTCTTCTACGTTAATTTTGGAATCCGCGTATTTTCCACCATCTACCCGAATCGCGGATGAAACCGGCTTCGCAATACGGATCCCCGACAAATAGCGGTCAATATATCGTTTATTCACAGCATCCGTATCCGCAATGGGGTCATTCATATCCCGAACACGGTTCATCCCAATGGAAACGTCATTCCCAAATGATTTATTCCAGAGTTGTTGCTTATCTTTTGAGCCAACGATTTCGCCATCGAGTGGGGCCCTCTTACCTCCCACAAATTCAGCATTCATATTCATAATAATTTTCTGGCTTTCCATTGTCATCTCTTTGAAGTGGGCCCCCTGCTCAAAATGAACGGATCCATTTAATGTAATGTCCGCTTTTTTTTGGGTCGTGTTATAAAAGAGGTTTCCGAGGGCATCAATCTTCATAATTGATTTATGGTTCGCGTCCAATACACCAAGAATAGTGTTGTGTATTACCAAATTATAGAGCTTGTTCGGCTCGAATATGATGACGCTTTTTTCATCAAATTGGCGGACAGTTATCTTATCGCCAGTTATTTCCATAATTTGGAGGGGAACTGAATCGATGACCGCAATGTCGAGAATCGTTATATAGTTCTCAATAGCGCCTGATATTTGGATAATGAATGTCATCTCTCCGATATACATTGCTCCCTGAATTGTAAAACTGGGAAGTCCCTTGATTGATACGCCATCCATATTTGTTTTCGTGTGAAACCCGACCTTTCCCATTTGATTGATACAGAAATCGTTATTTATTCCGAAATCCAGAATATCTGGATATATAATTTTACCGGATAAGTATAAATCTTTTATGAATCGCTGGACTGACCCGATGTCATGGACCGCATTTTGGGACGGCTCTATTTTTCCGGCAAATGTTATCTTTCCAGTGGACAGGTCATTTTTAAGTGCGCTCTCTAATTTACGCATTGCGCCATTGGATTCATCTAATCTTTTTTCAAGATTTTTTATATATGGTAGCAAATCATTACTCATGATTTAAATTATTTGGATTCTTTTAAATTATAAAATTCGCGTTTTATATTTTATGAAAATTCTAAATTATATCTTTTCGAAATATATTTTTTTACACTTTTTTCATTTCCGAAACCATCTATAAAATATAGATGGTTTAACCATCGCGCAGTTTGTAATCCTTTTACTTGTTTAATCATCGAAGATACACTATATTTTTCATTATTATCCAGATAATATAATTTACCTCGATCATCAATAGAAATATTATTGATAGGAATAAAACTATTATTATGTTTGATTCCAAACTGGACAAGACCATTTAATGTATCAATTACACTAATAATTATTTGATTATCACTTCTGGTGTTCATTTTATTGATAAAGTATCAATACTTTTTTATATTTCAATTTTTATTTTTTAACTTAAAAATATCTACCATTTATACTATTATAAAATGACATTCTATGATTCAATGATGAGCATTTTATTAGAAATCAAAATCTGCTCTTACAAAGGCCCGAACACATTTCACACAACTCAACAAGAGATATCAAATAAGAGCTCTCACTTTTTTGATATTTATAGAGATATTGAAAAATTAGGAGATAATGAATTTGGAAGAACTAACAAAACGAATGAATCAATTGCGCTATTTTTGGATGAAATAAAAAATAAAATAAATAATGATAACACAGAAATAACAATTTTTGAAAATCTTCCGTATATAATTGATTTGGATAGCCATCTCATTCGAAAAACAGTAGATATAATGATGTCATATATACAAGAGGTTATGCCGGATTAAGAAGGCTGACCTGTTTTTCTAACTTTTCTAGACGTTTTATAATATTATCCATATCAACCGCCTTTTTAACGTATTCATCCGATGTTAAAAATTCCCATATTTCGCTATTATTGCTCACACAGAATATTTTCCGTGCATTCTTCTCTCCATATTTCACAAGAATAAGAACATCCCGATTTATGACATCATTCGTTTTCTGTAAAATCCACGATTGATTTCTGTTCCCCTTCGATATAACATTATAGATTCCATTATGTAATAGGACTCGGTCTCCAATATCTGGGGCGACTCCATCAATCATTAGCTCCTCCATTTTTTTGGAAATATATGACCCATTTGTAAAAACTGCATCTATTGTGCAGCTGATCGAACAAAGACGCGCAGGTGGAACAAAATGACACCCCGATACGAATGAATCCACGTATTTTTTATTTACGGCGTCGCCGTTCTCTTTGGGGATATTCAAGTTTGATATGCGTTGAAGATTCGCATCAAGTTCATTTCCGAGTGATTTATTCCAAAGCAATTGATTTTCTTCTGTTGTTAGAACATCTCCCTGATCGGGAATTCTTTTTCCATTAATGAAAGATACGCTCCCATTCTCAATGGGGGTTATTTCAGAAAAAGCAATCCCAGATGAGGCCCCATTATTAAATATTAATGAGCGCCCAATGATGAGGTCCTCCCCTACTTCCAATGTTTTTCGAACGTCTGCCCCGCATTTTACAAATAGGTTTCCATTAATCACTGCATCTCCATCAACTCCAATATTTTCTAAAATATTTAGCTTCTTCGTTTGATGGGAATCTGTATATAATTCTTTAATTTCTGCGGTTCCATCAACGTAGAGGCTCTTATCTATTTTCGCAATGTCGGCTATAATCGGTTTTTTGAAATAAACGGAATCATCCGCAGTTATTGAACTAACATTCAGATTCTGTGAAATTGAGAGGTTCCCTTGTATTGTTGTATCGGTTTTTATTTTAATTGGGGTATGAGATGATGAAGAAATGCATTCGAGCGCAACATTCCGACATTGAATATCATTCATCCGGACATTTTTCAAATAGCGACTGTCCCTTTCCTCAAAATATCGATCATCTGCGATAACAAACTCATTATTTGATTCATTCCACATAAATCCTTGTGTAAATGTATCAGACCGTATGCGAAAACCGGATATTTCCGAGGCGACCACATCACAGAACTCACTTTTCGTAATACTCCCGCTATTTTCATAAACGAGGTTCCCTTTTATTATTAAGTCCCCTTTTATACAGCTATTTCCTTTAATAAAAAGGTCGAATGCTGGATTAAAATCTCCAACATGTAGTCCTTTCTTCGCATAGATTGTTTTATCTGCGATAATGTTTTTAGTTGTATGAAAATCCTCTTGCTTTTGTAATTTCGTGATTATTTGAATCATTTGAGCAACTTGTTCATTTGATGTCATATATTTTATTGTTTTGTATTTTTTAAGTTATAAAGAAAAAGGAAAATTTCCTTTTACAAAGATTCAAAATGTTTATTGAAGATTTCACAAAGTTCAGGACTCATGTGTTCATTCATCATTTGGGTATAGATTATTTCATCTTCATTCATAAGTTTCCCGTTAGAAGATTTGTGATGCATCCCCCCTCTCAGACGAAGAACTAAATTTATATTTGCTTGTTTCGTAATATTATATATTCCGACGAACATTGAATCTTCAAGCTGTTTTCCAGCATAGATAAATCTTTGCTGTTCAATTGGAATCCCATCTTTTTCTAGTATTTTCATCTTTATTTCTTCAATACTCATCTGTTGTGTAGTCAGAATATCGATTGAACGTCCGGTGAGAGATTTAATGTATACTATGAATGGATCATTCGAATAGAAACTTTTTGAAAAAGAAATGAGTTCTTCGAAAGGAATGAATTGGTCAAGATAATTTTCACGATACTTTCCCCTTTGTTTTTCGTCCATGATATTTATGAAATAATCACGCCAAATCATAAATGAATTGAAAGTATCAGTTGGAGATTCCATCAAAAGTATGAGTTGTTCTTCTGAAATTTGAATTTCAATCTGACCAAACAATTCTCGAATCTTTTCTCGCATTGAATTGATAATTTGAGAAATGAACAGAATTACATCAGATACAACTTTAAGTTGTTTCAATTGTTGAAAAAATTCACTGAAAAATGGATTATTTCTGGAAAATATTCCCAATTTAAGAAACAGATATGCGGTTTCTTCATCAAGAGATGATTGTTGATGTGGTTTACTAACAAGTGAGCTCATTGTAGATTTATATCATTAAAAATAAATATATATTTTTAATCAATTTTTATGAATTTAAAAAGTATGATAGATTATATAATATGCCCGGAGGATTATTACAATTAAGCGCTTATGGACCACAAAACGTGTATCTTACAGGAAATCCACAGATTACATTTTTTGTAGGTGTTTATAAAAGACATACAAATTTTGCGATTGAGAGTATCCAGCAATTATTTCACGGAATCGTCAATTTCGGGACGAAAGTCTACTGCGACATTGACCCGCAGGCCGATTTAGTTCATGAAATCTTCTTGAATGTGCGATTACCAAATCTGAATGTTAATCCACAAGATAATCCTTGTTATACTGTAAGTTGGGTTAATGCGATTGGACACGCGATTATTCAACATATTGACATTGAAATTGGGGGCTTTTTGATTGATAGACAATATGGCCAATGGTTAGAAATATGGAGCGAACTTACTTTAACATCCGAAAAAGAGTATGGTTATAATTTGATGATTGGGAAACACTTTAATTTCACAACGGATACACAACCCGGGCCACTCAATCTCTATATTCCTCTCCAATTCTGGTTTAACCGGAATATAGGCCTCTCACTCCCTCTTATAAGCCTCCAATATTCAAAGGTTCGAATCATCGTCGCTTTCCGAAACTTCGATGAGCTTTGGATTTCGAGTAATGGCCTTCCCCCAGGATTAGGTGGAGAAAACAGTAGTGTGATCGAAGGAAAATCTATCATTGATGCAAGTTTATGGGTAGATTATATATTTTTGGAAAATGAGGAGCGCAAAAAATTTGCGTCATCTCCCCTTGAATATCTTATTGACCAATTACAGGTTAATACCGTCGGTGTGAATGAAAAGAATATATTGGTTCCAATGTATTTTAATCAACCAGTCAAGGAGTTGATATGGGTCCTACAAACAAACCGTATTTTTCAGTTCGGGCCCAATAAGGCCTATGATTTTTTCGATTTTAGCAATGGGGAACCCATTCCTGGTGATACAATTGACTCTGCGACAATTCGTTTTGAAGGACAGGAGCGATTTAAGAGAAGGGAGCCGTTCGTTTTCCGTGTGGTTCAGCCGTATCAATATCATACTCGCGTCCCTCGTAATTTCATTTATATATATTCCTTTTCGTTGAAACCCGAAGAATTTCAACCAAGTGGGACGTGTAATTTTAGTAGAATTGATAGCGCAACACTGGATTTAGTGCTGAATGAATGTGTTATTCAAAAGGATACGCAATTGAATATTTATGCGACGAATTATAATGTTTTAAGAATTGAAGCTGGTATTGCTGGAATAGTATATGCGGACTAAATTAATCATTGAAAAAAGTACTCTGGACCAGATGAGGAAGGCCTAATGAAGCCCGATGACTAACTTCAACCAGAGCAGATAAAATTAGATTCATTCCCAATATTTTGAATTCCTTATCGACCCCTTCATCAATGACACGCTCCATTTCTCGAAGAATTTCCACCTGTAAAATACGAGTGTGGACATTCCGGAATTTGGAGAGGGTCGATTTAAAATTGTGAAATATGAGCCCATTTTTTACAATGTTTTTCTTCATTTCATCACTCAATTGCGCCCGATAATCGAACATGTCATTTGCTAAATGATAGAACTGTTTAAGTTGCTCGATACTCAATGTTGTGAACCATTCGGTGTCAGTATATTGCCCTAATTCATCAAATTTTTGGAATACTCTAACTACGAACTGTGAGAACCTCTGTTGTTCTGTCAATTTTGGCGAATCATGACTCATTTTTCGATTATTGTCTAAAAGGAATGATTTCTTATGGGCATAATTCGTCATAAGTTTTTCGTTGGATTTGAGGTCCTTCGTATTGTATGGATTGACTGGATGCTTTGATGCGATTATCGATTCCAGTGTCCGGATGTCGAATCCATACCATAAATTATCGGTAGCATCCTGATATTGAATATAATATTCAATTGGGATTTCTAATAATTTTTCCAGTGTTCCACAATCATCAATATTGTTTGGTTTCGAGCGACGGCGAATATTCCATCCTCTAAATACTGCTTGAATGCGAGTAGATGCATTCATTTCTGATTCATTTCCAGAATGAGTCCGTTTTTTAGTTGAAGATACTTTTTGGGCCTGTTTTTTGACTGGAATTTCTTGGGAGACTTCTACTTTCGGAGACAATCCTCCGAATCCTCCGACAAAACGAACTAATGTTTGAGATTTGATGTGTATCCCACAATATTCGCTTGAATGAACAGTAGGATGAATACATCTAATATTCGGTTCTTTCTTGGATTTTATTGAACAACAAGTATTTGACATTCTATAATTAATATATAGGTATAATTATTTTAAATTAAATCAATTTTTTACAATTATGAAATAAAATCCAATGACGAAAAAACAGTTTAAAAAAAATTGAATATTAATATTATCAGTATAAGATGAATAACAAAACAGAAATGTCATCAACACAACAAGAACAAGAACAACAACCGGGTCTTCCTTTATTGAACAATGGAGTCGATACAAAATCGCTCAAAATTGAAATGTCAGAAGGAAAAACAGGAGCTAAAAAGGGTTCATTAACTGAAAATGGAGAGAAATTTACATTTCAAGTGAATGGAACTATGGTTTATCCTGCTTCTAGATTTCCAAGAGAAGGAGGACCAAAGGAGTCATATTCACTAACTGTTGAATTTGACGATGAATCAAGAAAACAGGTTGAATCTTTTCAACAAGACATTCAAGACCTGATTTTTGATAATCATAATGTAGTTTTTGGTAAAAGCTATCCAAAGAACCAGAAAGCAGTCGTTAGTGCTTTATGTAATGGTTTCTTGAATGATAAGGGACATCTCCGATTTAACATCCAGACAGCATATAATTCAAAGAAATTTTCAATTGTTATTGTTTCATCTGAGGATGAATCGGAAACCGTATCAACATTCGAGGAATTGGAATCACGTATTCAGAGAAATATGCTTGTTTCCGTCATTGGTTATGTTCAATTTTACTTCGACCGCAATGGAAAATTTGCTAACTCATTCGTGTGTGAAGCAGTTAAAATCCGTGGCGAAGGAGAGAAAAAAGAATATCAAAAGAAAGATGATGTTATCCCGATTGAAGATTTGGATGTCTCCTCTTTGAAGGCGTCAAAGCCAGCAAAGAATGAAGGTGGAAAACTGAAATCGAAGGTCTCATTGAATGGGTCGGAATGGTTCAAAATAAAATTAACCAATTTATATGGTAAATTTGGTATTTCAACAGGCATATCATCTGATGGCCAAGAAGGTGGCAATAAATATTCGATTCATTCTTCTTTTTCAAATGAACATCCAATTTATCAAAAATTAAAAGATATTGACGCATTTTCAGTTGAACAACATGGAACTCCACATTCAGAAGAAATATTTGGTAAGAAATTTGGTCAAAAATTGATTGAAGGTAAATATAAAAAATGTCTTAATGAAAAATTAGGTGCGTCTGGTGATGGAGAAGAAGTAATGTATATTTCGACAAATCTTTCATTATATACTATGGATGGTAAGCCAAATATCAAGGTTATTGATTCAAATACCGGAAATGAAATTTCGGTCGGAACATTTGATGAATTGATTGAATGTTTTCCACCAGGTACATATTTTGATGCGATTGTTAAATTGAATTTTTATTATTATTCAACAACAAAAAATTCTACTATACCAACAAATTTTGGATTGAAAATGTATATCACTGAACTTCACATTGTTCCTCGTTCAGTAGAGAAGAAATCATTCGTTTTCCGTTCCGGAGGCGAAGAATCTGCCGCTCCTCTAACAAGGACTGCGTCTGCGTCTGCTCCTTCTAAGGCTGTGGTTGCGCCTCAAAATTCGGATGAAGAAGAGGAATCTGGAGACGAAATTATTTCAAAGCCGGAGCCGAAGTCTTCAAAGAAGGAGGTCGTCCCTGATAGCGATGAAGCAGAAGAGGATGATGAAGAGGAAGAGTCGGAAGAAGAAACTCCAGCTCCTGTGAAGGTCCAATCTGTTCCAGCGAAGGTTTCTATTGTTAAGAAGGGGGCCGAGCCTCCTCCTTCTGCACCGACCCCTTCGAAGAAGGTTGTTTCAAGGAAGTAAGCAGATACGTTTTATTTAGGATAAAAAACAAAAAATATTATTTTATAAAATAAACTTTACTAATCAAAAACATAATGTTTTTAATTAAATTTCTTTATTTATTATAAATGATAAATAAGAAATCAATAATTGAAATAACGGATTTGATTGAAGAATATAAGCAGGCCATTTATTGGAAGTCAATTAAGTTGAAGAAAATATACGATAAGTTTTACAATAAGATTGGGCGTTATGGATTATATATACTACAAGATTATAAGTTAAATGGATACAAGATGATTAATACATTCTTATATGATCGCGAGAATTTTTTTATAAATTATGACAAATCATTATTTTCAATTATTGACACTATATTCAAAAACCGGAAAACAATCGATATAACAACATTAAAATCGGAGTTTGTAAATAATATCTTTTACACATTTTATAGAATTATAAAGAGTATTATTGAATTGGATGAAATTTTCAAGAAATGTCCGAAAACAACTGAAGAGTATTATGTTTATCGTGGAATTGATTTCAAAGACCAGAAGTTAGAGGAGAACATGTTGTCTAAGTTGCGAAAATTGAATAAGGGAGATATTTTTTCTTTTGAGAATTATTTATCGACATCTTTATTGAATGATCAGGCTCTCGAATTTTTGGATTCTCATTTTGTTGAGACGAAAAAAGCGAAATGTTGCTTGTTCCGTATTAAGATTCCAAAAAATGCGAAAGTATTGTATTTAGATAGTGAACTGACCGTATTTTCAATGTTGAAACAAGAACATAAGAAAGGGAATGATTATCCAATTTATTTGATATCTGAATATGAGATATTATTACCAAGGTCATGTCAGTTAAAGTATATAAATTCTTATACGATTAATGGTAAAGTTCCGACTGTTTGCTCAATCAAAAATTTAGATAAAAAGAAAATTAGCGATATTTTAGTGTATGATTTTGAAATGGTTAATATTGATAGCAACCGAGAGAAATTTGACCTAAAAGATTTTGTAAATATCAAGGATATCCAAAAAGTGTTTAAAACATTTAATTATATGAATTTTAAGGTTTCAAAATATGACTTATATCATTTTTCGAAAACGGCAAATATTAAAGATTTATTAAAAAATTATAAGAAAAAGAGTATAAGTAGAATAGATGATATAATTAAAGAATTGAATCAGTAATTTTTTTTATAAAATAATTATTTTGTTTTTTATCCAAAAATCAAAATCAGGCTATGTTTTAGGCCTTCTTTTCAAGATTGTGGCTGAGAACTGAGAAAATAGACGTGTTTTTAACCTCCTTGCTAAAATCTCCACCCAAGAATTTTGAAAATAATGGCTTTAATTCATCATTCAGAATAATACGGCCTCCATTTCTTAGGGATTTGTTGGTGATATACTCGTGAATTAACTTCGTCAGTTTTGTTTTTTCAACTAAGAAATTTCCATCTGAATTCTTTTCTGGTTTTTGCTCAAAGATTTTGGTTCCATCACTGTATTCGAGAGTATAGTTATTTTCAATGAAGTTATTCATTTCTTTTGTTGAAACTATACTTGGAGTTTGGTTCCGTGGTTTACTTGGTTCAGATGTGTCTTCATCAGATTTCTTTTTCTTTGAGTCGAGCTGTTTAGTAGCGTTCTCATTGAGCTTTGAAACAGAAGACAAATCTCGAACTAATGATTTCAATATTGCAATTTCATCCTTCAAAGATTTCTTTTGTTTATCCAAAAATTGAAAGATTGTGTCTTCGGACTCATCATCAACATTTTGTTCCTTTAATTCCTTCTTTCTTGAAGCAATTAAAGGTGTGAGATGCTTCAGAAGAGCATCTTTTAATTCAATCAAAAGATTTATTTTTTCAACTTGATCGTTCAATTTTTCAACTGAAACAATCATTTGTTCAACCAGAGATTTAGAAGGCTGTTTCTTAGTTTTCTCTTTCTTAACAACTTCGCTTTGATCACCGGATTCAGTTAGAGTTTCCGTTTTCTTTTCTTTTCCCTTTTTAGGAGCTGGTTCAACAGACTCCGACTCAACTGGCTCCTCTGGTTTAGAAGCAGAACTTTTTCCCTTTTTAGAGGGCTTCTCTTCCACTTCAACTGCGACAGATAGAGTAGAATCATCATCAACAACTTCTGGAGTCGCCTCCTTCTGTTTAGAAGAACCTTTTTCCTTTTTAGAGGGCTTCGGTTCCGCCGAAACTGCGACAGATGGTGTAGAATCATCATCAACAACTTCTGGAGTCGCCTCCTTCTGTTTAGAAGAACCTTTTTCCTTTTTAGAGGGCTTCGGTTCCGCCGCAACTGCGACAGATGGTGTAGAATCATCATCAACCACAACCGGAATAGATTCTTGTTTAGAAGAACCTTTTTTCTTAGGTTGAGGAAGGGGAATTTCAATTATTTCCTGAGCTTCTGATGATTCAGATGTTTGTTGCTCTTTCTTTGACTTTCTTTGAATTGCTGACATTTTAATTTGAATGTTTTAATCATTAAAAAATTTATATTTTAATCTTTCAATTTTTTTCAATTATTTAGGACGCAATTTTATGTAATTAATTATCCTGTTCGTAAAAAAAACGTTTTTTTTGTGTATTCTATGTTATAAGAGATGCCCAGTGGAACCGCTTCTGTATCTAAGAAATCTGTATCTTCATCCAAGACCTCCAAGAAAGACGCCTCCCAATCCGAGGTTGTCGCGGAGGTTGCTCCTACCCCTGCTCCTGTTGTTGAGACCGCACCTGCTCCCGCCCCTACCGAGGCTACCGCAGAGACTGCTGTTGATTCCAGCGAAGTTTCTCCCCTTCAAGCGGAGACCCTTGCTCTTCTGGAGATGGCCCATTCTTGCCAGAACACTCTTCAAGCCCTTATTAAGAAGGCCCGTTCTACTCTCTCTAACATTAAGAAGCTCGAGCGTGATGTTAAGCGTCTTGAGAAGAAGGGAAAGCGTGGTTCTACTCGCGCATCCAATGGAAACAAGGGCCTTCAACAGTTGAAGCCCGTTTACACCGCTGAGATGAAGAGCTTCTTTGAGGCCCACAAGGACCTCACTGATAACGACAATGCTCCAATTGTTGAAAATCTGACTTATGATAGCGATCATCTCCTTGTTTCAAGAAAGCAGGCCCTTAAATTGGTGACTTCATATATCCGTAGCCATAAGCTTCAAGATGCTACCAACAAGCGCAAGATTAATATGGATGCTACTCTCCAAAGCCTCTTCCCTGAGCTCTGTGCCGTCAAGGATAAGAAGGGTAAGGTCGTTCAAGAGGAGAACTGTTTCTACAACACTCTTATGAAGGCTCTTTCTCGCCACTTTACTGCTCCTGCTTAAATTTATTGGTTGTGGTTGTATTATAAAAAATAAATATTTTACTTTTGATTAAAAGTAAAATAGTATAAATAAAACATAAATTTATAAATTTGTTAATTTGTTTTTGGTGTAAATAAATACTAATCAATCCGCAATTCATCAACTCTCCACAACTCAATAAGTCCATTCGGTAATACTCGCTTGATAATATACGGAATCTTTTTCTCTCGCAATTCTTTTTCCGCAATATCAACTGGATTTTCTAAATTTCCAACTTCAACGAGAGGAGGAGCCCCCATTGAGATTTGAATCGCCCTTTCTCCGACAACTCTGGTTCTTTCATACTTTGAAAGAATTGGAATTGTTTTCCTTACACGAGTGGTAATCATTGACTGATAAGTTGCTCGAAGGTCATCAAAATCTTCGATTAATTCATTAATTTGATTTGAATTATTATTCGTATTTGAATTATTCAATTCTAAATATGGAGATGACTCATTATTTGCATTATTTTCGCCCATATTATTTAATTGTTAGATATTTTTAAATAAGAATTTTCAATTTTTGCTAAAAAAATATATTATAAAATATAAATGACAGTCGGACAAATCATGTCAATTATTGCATTTTTATTTGGAATATCAGTCGCTGGTTATTATATATTCAGACCAAATCATGTTAAAACGAATGAATCCTAATATTTCCATTCGGTATTACACTCTTTACAAATATAGATATTTTTTAGGCTATCACCCTCATTAAAAAATATGGCCTCCTTTTTCTTTGGATTTGCGTGAGTAATACAATCATCGTTTGGACAGACATATTTCATTGTTCTTGGTAATGTCATATCATAGATATAATTTTTTTTATTACCAAATGTCGGGTTATTATTGCTCAAATACGAATTTTGAGAAATTAGGGTTTCATTTGTTTCGGAAATGTAATTACAACCATTACATTTGTGAATTAGTTTTCCGTCTTTTTCACGGTAATGTAATAAACTTTCGCACTCTGGACAGAACTTCATTTTATTATAATACTTATTAGATTTTTTTTAAATCATTTTTTATTCCAAAGATAAAGACTCGAAAAGTTCTTGTATCCGCTTCTTTAATGAATCGTAATCAAGAGTCGCCGTTTGTGAATGATAACTGATTTTAACAGTCTTTTGATTATTTTCAGACCGAATAAGTTTATCCACTTTTTCAATGAGTGTGGGGTAATCCTTAATGAATTGCGATTTCATATTTTTCAAAAGAGGGGCGAACATCTCAGATGGATGACTTATTTGATTCACCAAAATATGTAATGACGCGTATTCAACTATTTGATTGTATGTTTCTATTTTATCGGCCGAAGATGATTCCAGTCCAGGTTCATTCCTCAATGGCTCACCAGTCATAACAAGCGCCATTATTGATAAGATAATCGTCTTAATTGTCATAACTGACGTCCATGGGTCTCCCTGCCATGTTCCAAGGATTGATAAACACACTTTTCCATCAATATATAAATTGGGATTTAAGCGCGTTTTTCCATCACTCGAACAAAATTTGACTATGGGAGGAGTCATCGGATAATCATCTGAAAAACGGATGTGAAATAAAAACTGACAGAATTCGTATGGGCCCTCTTGACCGCGAATCATAACAATCATTTGATTAATATCTAATTCATCAAAATGAATATAAACTCCTTCAAGTGAATCTTTTAATAATTCTTTTAAATCTCCCATAATGCGTCTTGAACGCATTGGTATTGGTTTTTTGGGTTGTATTCCATTGTTATTCATTTCTTTATAGAATTAAATATTATTTAAATTAAAAATTCAATTTTTCATGTAAAATAAATTAAAAGAATTTTATATTATTACATCATGGAGAATTCATTTAATTTAGATAAGAAAAATAAAAATATAATTGAACAGCAGTTTATAAATTTTCTCAATAAATCTCGTATAAAAAATGGGATGCTCGTCAAACCATCACACACTGGAATATCTAAGCACTCCGGAAAGTTTTTAGTTGATGAAAGTAATGAGAAAGAATTTTATGAATTATACAAGCAAATGATGGTAAATAATTGTGATATTCATCTTATTGAACAACATACGGAGCACGGGCCTTTTATTATTGATATTGACTTGCGATTCAATATTGATTTGAAAACACGCCAGTATTCCATAGATTTTATAAAGAAAATATGCGAAGTTTATCAAAAGAATATAATTGAATATTTTGAAAATCCGAATGTCTTATGTTTCGTTTTTGAAAGGCCTTCTCCATATTTATATAAACATAAGGCGAATGGGATAGATTCCGCAATTATGAAAGACGGAATTCATCTAATGTTCCCCCATATAGTCAGTTCTCCTGCGGTCCAGAAGATTATTCGAGAAAATGTAATAAAAGAATTAGAAGAAATTGGGTTGTTTAAGACAATTCCGACAGATAATACAATTTATGATGCGATTGATAAGTTGGTTATTGATCAAGTTGGTTGGTATATGTATGGAAGCACTAAGGAAAATGTGGCGAGGTATGAGCTTACCTATGTTATTAATTCATCATTAGAGATTATTAGTAAGACGAATTATAATGACTATGAATTGCCTAAATTTTTGAGCATCCGGAATCAGGGTAGTTTGGCTGTTGTTAGGGAGTCAAAGATTTTAGACATTGAAAATTATGAAATGAAGGATATTGTTCGAAAACAGAGCCGGAAGCGCGACACTGCGGATATGAACTATGACATACATGAAATTTGTGAGCTCGTTATGATGTTGAATCCCAAGAGGGCCGATGAATATAGTGAGTGGCGCGATTTGGCCTTTGCCCTTCACTCTATCGATTCGTCTAATGATGACTTGTTGAATATATTTGATGATTTTAGTCAGAAGAGCTCGAAGTATGAGCCTGGATGTTGTCAGAAGTTTTGGAGTAAGATTGGAATGCGGGATACTGGTGGAATAAATATCGGAAGTCTATATTGGTGGGCGAAGAATGACAGCCCCGACAAATTTGCGGAATTTAAGAATAATCGGTTGATGCGGATAATTGAGGGTTCAATTTCAGGAACAAATGTGGATATCGCACGGGTATTATATAAGCTATATAAGAATGAGTGGGCCTGTATTTCAGTAAGGACACAGAAATGGTATCGATTCGAGAATCATATTTGGGAAGAGGACGAATGCGGAATTCAGTTGCGGATGAAAATAAGCAACGAATTGGTAAATGAGTATTTGAAGCTGGTCGTCCAATACAATAAAAATATTGAGCGGTTAGAAGAGGATGTATTGAATGAGATGGACAAGAAGAAGAAGTTTGAGATAACACAGAAGATAAAGGTCATTGAGAACCGGATTAATATTGTTATTGAGATTACCAATAAGTTGAAGACAACATCGTTCATCGATAACGTCATGAAAGAATGTAAGGGTATTTTCTATGATAAGGTATTCCTCGATAAATTAGATGAGAATCATTACTTGATTGGTTTTAAGAATGGGGTCCTCGATTTAACAACGGGGAACTTCCGCGATGGATTTCCGAGTGATTATATATCGTTGCGCTGTAATGTGAACTATGTAAAATATCGTGAGGATATGGAATATTTGGATGATATCAATGATTTTCTGAGAAAGATACATCCGAAGCCCGAATTGAGAAAATATATGCTTACATTTGTTTCATCTCTTTTAGAGGGTCATAACGCGGATGAATCATTCCATTTTTGGACTGGATCAGGCGGTAATGGAAAGTCGAAGTTGAATGAATTACTAGTGGGGGCGCTTGGAAATTACGCAATTAAGTTTCCGATTACACTTTTCACGCAAAAGAGAGGCGCCAGTAATTCGGTAAGTCCGGAAATTGTCGAAAGCAAAGGGAAACGATACGCTTATATGGAGGAGCCGAGCGAGAATGAGAATATTAATATCGGTTTAATGAAGGAATATACGGGTGGTGATATAATTAAGGGGCGTGGTTTATGGTCAAATTTTCAAGAATTTAAACCACAATTTAAACTGGTTCTATTTTGTAATGACATGCCCAAGGTTCCATCTGATGATAGAGGAACATGGCGCCGTATAAAAGTCCTCCAATATTTGAGCAGTTTTGTGGATAATCCTGTGGAGGAGAATGAATTTGCGCGGGATAAACAGTTGAGCGAGAAAATGCCGAAATGGCGGGAAACATTTATGTCAATAATGGTTCATTATTATTTTACGGAATACAAAGTTAATGGATTACAAATTCCTCGGGATGTCGAAATATTCACGACTGAATATCAGAAAGATATGGATATGTATGTCGATTTTATTGATAAATTTTTAATTCGGACTGATAAGAAAACCGACAAAATCGGTTTTCAGGAAATTCATGATAATTTCAAGGCGTGGTTTCAACAGAATATGAATTCATATAAATTTCCAGTGAAGAATGAGATGAAGAAGCACTTCGAGAAGAAATATGGTAAGCGCAATTGTTCGGCGACGCATTTAATTGGATTTATTAAAAATAATGAATACGATAATGATGAAGAAGAGGCCGCATAATCTAATAATTTGTATTGAACGACGAGAAGTTCGAGAATGAATTATTTATTTGATTCGAGATGGAATTGTATGTTTCTGGATAAACGTCTCTTGTGTATACTGCTCCATAATAAATAATCATAATTAGAAGTAATATAAAAAATATACCAATCATAGATTGTAATGATGTTATAATCTTATTTTTTTTCTCAAAATCGACATTATTTTTAGAAATCTCTTGATTCGCCTCATTTATTTTATTATTGAGGTCCTCTAATTTATCTGTGGACGTCTGGATGTTTGAACTTGTTGAAGCAATAAGGCGATTCTTATCTGAAAGAAGTTGCTTTGAGCTTTTATGAGAGAGTCTAATATTATGTAATAGATCTTGATATTGATCCAATTGTTCTTTTTGTAGATTGGACAATTTGTTTGTTTCTTCATTTTGCTTATTCGCTGCATATCTTGAAGAAGCGGTTGCGTCATCAATACCATCATTAATTGCAGTTAATCTGACCTCTAATTTATCGATGTTTGTTTTGGTTGAATCAATTGTGTTTTTTTGCTGTAATATTTCATCTCTTAATATGCTTTTAGAATTGCTTTTTATACAGTCATCATCAGAACAGTTTCGACCGATCTTATATACTCTATAGGCTTCATTAATATTTCCGACATCATCAGTTAATCGATTATATGTTGAATTACGACTTGTCCAACAATTACCCATCGATTCGAATGATTTATTTGATGGATTTTCAGGTAAGAAAGCCATATAATTCAAATCAGAATCTCGTCCAGTTATATTCGCGTTATAAATACATTCTCGTAATTGTATTATACCAGCATTTCTATCAAATCCTCGATTTGCTAAATTGTTCGGGTTTATTGTTCCAATATAATAATTTGCCATTTGTATTATATATAATATATATAATATATTTTCTGTATTTTATTGAAGGTTAAAACTTAAATCAAATGATGGATTTTCAGCGAATTTAACATTCTGTGTCAAAAACTTCATAAAGTCTGTAAACTTTGTCTGTATAAAATTATGTTCTCCATTTGGAGGAGGATATTTTTCTTTGAATTGATTTGATCCGAGAACATATTCATAAAATTCAAAATACACTTTTGTAAGATTACCCTTTCGCAAGATTACTGAATTTATCTTTTTCAACCATTTCTGATAAATATCTTTGGGGATTTCATCTCCCAAAAAGAAGTTCCACGTATCTACCAGAAATATCGATGCATTTTTACCACTCTTCGAACGAATATCATTATATTTTGAACACTTAACTTTAATATTATCCTCAAAATCAGCAGCTAATGGAAGCCCAATATTTTCCCAAACAGGTAAATTATATGTTGAAGAAACGTCTTCTAAATCAGTAATATTTAACTTCTTTAAAAATTTGGGGTCATTCAGGTTCATTCCATTCTTTATCATTAGCATCATCCATGAAGTAAAAAATATATAAATCATAATATTATTCAAACTATTTAGGGACATATCAATCTCCTTTGGAAAAACGATAATTCCATTTCCAGTGTCAAACTGTATACTTCCTATGGGGATCGGGTAAACTTGATCAGGAGGAGCGGATCCATCATAATAATAAAATGGCCCATTTGAATTTAATATTGAACGATTAAACTGACGTTTATCAATCATTTGATTTTCTTGTTCTTCTGCTTCTTCACTTTTACATACTGGAGGAACAATATCATTATATGCTTGACGTGCGACATTATCATATTCGCGAATACTTCCCATAACCGGTTTTAAGAACTGTCGTATTTTCATTTTATTATTAATAACAACTACATATATAATATATCCGACGACGAGTAAACTAATGATTCCAAGAGATATATATGGCCCAATTGCTTGATAATACATCAATATCAAAATTAAAATAATAAGAGGAAATAATATAAATGAGCCCTGCATGACCCTCTTAATAAACAGTTGTTTATTCGTTGTTTCATTATTCAATTCAATTTCTCTTGATTTCAGAACAATATCATTCTGAATTTTCAGAAGGTTTTCTGTTTGTTTATTAAGTTTTTGATTCCTTGAAGATAATATAAAATCGTGATTCTTAATTGCTTCTGTGGTTGAATTATATATTTGCGCTTTCTGATTATAATTATCAGTCAAATTTTTAATAATTTCATTTAGATTTTTTTGAACTGTTGTTGTAGATGTATCATATTTATTCTGTTCATAATTAGTAAATTTTTCATTTATTTTATTTATTTCTTGATTGAATTGTGAATCTTGATATTGCGAATTCATTCTATTTATATTATTAATAGAATTATTTGTTGCCGCACATTTTAAAAAATTACCATCTTTATAAAATAAAGAGTTTAATCTAAAAACTGAAACAGGATAATTTATTAAATTATTATTTGCATTCTTACATAATGATGTATCACTTGGATTATATTCACCCATATTCGTAAATATTGATGGTGATGAACCATCAGATAAAAATATTCTGTAATTGCGTTCATCTGAATAATATGCAAAATAAGCATCTTGATTTGGTAAAATATTATTCGTAAATATATAATTGACAGCCCAAAGCTTTGGGTCTTGTGATACTGGAATCGTTCCAATTGGAAAAATATTACTTGTTAAAGATTTGTTTATAGTACAGATCGGATATCCAGGTACTGTAATTGTATAATTTATTCTATTTGTTAAATTCTGAAGAACTGTTTGACAATCATTTATTGTTATAAATGCACCATATGCTTTTGAGAGAAGAATTAAGCCTACAAGAGCATTCGAGCAATCCATTGTCATAAATGATATACCATCATCTGTATTTGGAGAGGCATATGCATTAATTGCGGTGCTATAAAATATTGTTCTTTTATCACCGATGATAAAATATAAATCGCAAACAGATGGATCGTAAGCATTATATATCACACGCGCCCATGCATATACGATATATCCATTAATTGTTTGACCTTCATATACAACATATGATGTCGTACTTCCGCCTCCATCTGCGCCAACATTACCTGCTCTTCTCATACCAACATTTGCTCTTTCTGAGCAATAAGCAAGCATTGTAAGTGGACGAGTATATCCTAAACTTACGACTTGTACTGTCTTTCTATTTAATTCTATATTAATTGGTGTTATCTGGTTAAAACTTAAATAATTTGATGCGAAATTATCTACTTGCACCATTGTGTAGTTTCCCCAATCATACATATCCATCCCTCCATCACCAATCATAATATCACTTCCATCTAAAGAATATTCATAAAAATTTTGATTTTTAAATTCTGATAAATATGGTGAAAGCATACCATAAATATTTTCTAATTTGTTTAATTGTTGATGTCTGTCTTGTCTTGGTGGAGAATATGAATTTACAAAACTAGTTAAATTATAATTACCTAAAAAATTAATATATGTATTCAAAGATAACTTTTTTAATGCTAAATCCAAACATCTTGTAGATTCATTATTTCCAGTTTCATTTATTAGTTTTTTAAATATATTATAATTATTTCCAATTGTTTCTGGTCTACTTAATGCTTCTGAATTTGTTGTTTTTGACATATATAATTTAAATATATAAAAATAATAATTAATTTTATATTGATATTATTCTGATTTGAATCCTGGATAAAATTCACATGGTATAGTCGTTGAAAATTTTGCGTCTGGATTCATTGATGTTAATTTACTCGGGTCCCCATTCCATACACATTTATAAACTTTTGGACTTGTCTGGCCAGAATAATATGGTTCTGGTGTTGCCATTTCTTCTTCCGTATTTAACTGGTCATACCCTTTTAGTGTCGCTCCAATTTCTGGAATATCGCCCTGTTTCCACACATTTATACTATTATCCAAATAAACTTCATTCGCATTTTCTCTATATTGGGCAGTATTTGTTGAATTATTTCCCGGTGATTTTTGATTCTTGTTCGAGTTTGGATAGGTATTTGGAAGTTTCTTTTTACTTATGCATTTTGGATTGTCTAAATCAAGCATCTTTCCAACTTCTTTAACTGTGCTTAATACTTCATCTCGAACTTCCGCTGGAAATTTTTGCGCAAAATTTCTGGCTTCTTTAACATATCGGAGAATTATAACAATCGCAGTAATTATTCCGCAAACTCCAATAAATATAAATCCAAATAAGAGAGTAATATTTCCTAAACTCATTAATATTACTGGAAGAATCATAAGGAATAAATAAAGGATTATTGATTGCATAATTGAAATTATTTGATTTCTCTTATGTAATACATTGTCATTCAAAGAAATGACCTGACTTTTTGTCATTATTTCATGATTTATATCATTAAGTGTTTTGACATTTTCAATCGCATCTTCATCATACACTTTTATTGTTTCATCCAACATTCCATTATTTATTTTTTCCACTGATTTATTCAAATCTAACATCTTTTTCAAATTGTAAATACGTTTAATCTGACTTGTATTTTTTAACTGTTGATAAGAATTTATTTTAGATCGTTGTTGGGCTTCTGTTTCTTCAAGTTGTGGTTTCATTGGGTTTCCATTATAAACTGATGAAATATTGTTTACTACATTATCCATATTATTATAGGCTTGTTGAATGTCTGTCATATATTTTTATATTACAAAATAATATAATAATTTAATAATTTAAATAATTATTTTTGTGTAAATGAATAAACCAAAAGAATTACAACTATCAGCGCAATAATAATACAAATGAATATATACAACACTTTCTTGTTAAATATTGTTTTATTAATTGTATTTTCTAATTGAACATCTCGTGTATTTAATATATCCATCTTTTCATCCAATAGAGTCTGATTTCTTTTTATTAAGCTTTTAACATTATATAAATCACTTACACGCTCATTTAAGTTTAAATTTTGTCCCATTATTTTCAACTGCATGTTAAGTGCTGTATTTTTTAAATTATTCTCATGTTTCTTTGCTAAATTAATACTACTATCAAAATTTACTATTCTATTTTGTCCCTGCATCATGTTAAGAGCCGCATTTTCTAAATTCTTATCATTTTCCTTTGCAAAATTTAATATTCTATTTTGACTTGGGTTCATATATTATTCTCCAATATTTAATTTTTTGTTAAAAAATGCGTAAAAACATATCATAATAATAACGAATGCTAAAATAATCGAAAATAAAGAATAAATGACCTTTTTCTTATAAAGATTACGGTCAATTGAGAGTTCCAACATCTTATTACGTGTCTCTAAAAGCCTCATTTTATCTTCAATTTCTTTTGTCTGTCCATAAACTTGCTTTTGTTTCTCTTCTAAAGAGTCCGCTTTCTTCTCAATCTGGTTAGATGTTTCATTAATAACGGACTTTGTATTTAATATTTCATTCTTTATATAATTTAAATCTTGAGCCGGAGCCGGAGCCGGAGCGACTGGTGTGAAATTTTCTAATAAATCCTTCATAAAATTTAGTAGAAAAAAATATTTTTACTTTTTATTTACTTCCTATTTACATAATAATTCGCACCATATAACAACATTAAAAATAGCGCTAAAAATATACCAATCATAAATGTACTTTTTCTTGAACAATTATATTCCTTATTCGAAAAACCCTCTAATAAATATGGATTAAATGATTTATATCCAGCGATCTTGTTAGATGTTCCCTCTGGTAAACCATGCTCATAATTATATACAGGTTTATCATTAATATACTTTTTCTCGTGTGGATATGCCCAGTAATTCTTATTTTCAAGTAAACCTTGGCTCGGATATGGATAAAATGGGTCATCATTTACCATAACAATATTCGCCTTATTCCCTAAATAATCGATAGGAGGAGAAGAAGATGTGGATGTGGCGATTCTTTCCAAGTGGCGTTTTTCTTTCTTAAATGGATATTTATCACTAAACTGATTCCCACGAACATAATTTGCGTTATCTAAAATAGTAGTATAATATGGTTTTGTATCTCTATCATATGTATTAGTAATCGGATCCTCAAAGAGCTGACTTCTGGGAGATGGAGAGAGAACTACGTGCTTTGACCTCTTATGGGGATAATTTCCGGAGGCGGGTGTGCTCTCTATTGTATCATATGCGAGTGGCGTATGTTGTTGATTCGTCGTATTATAAGAAAATGAAGATAAATCATGGGGCTCGTTTATGTTAAATTGTAGATTGTCTTTCATAATTTTAAGAATATTTTTATTTTACGATTCTGTAATAAATACTCTCTCCGGTCATCTGGCTATTACGAACAATCTTACATATGGTTCCGGTCTTCATCCCGTAATACTTGGCTACGGGGTCAGTCGATAGTAATTTCGGTAATTGACTCTTTGTGGCATCGAAATCATCGATGACTTTCTTGGCTTCTTCTTCGGTTAAAATAATGTGCTTCGGAACAACTTCGTGATGCGTAATATTGAACATAAGCATTTTCGTAAGGAAGACTTCATATAGTTTAAATTCGTCATTAAGAAGCTCCTTTGCGATTTGGGGAGTGGGTTTATCTTGTGTAATAATAATAACTGTCATCTCTTTCGTCGGATAATTTTCGTCCATAAAGAGCTTCAAATTTAGAAGGTCCTTTTTACTGAACGTCTTAGTTTCCAAGATATAATGAACATATATCCCTTTCAAATTTGACGATTGATGAAGAGCTATAATGTTAATTTGATTCTCCTCTAAACGATTTGAAAAATCTTGATAAGTCATCATCAAGTCTTCATCAGATACCTTAAAACCACGGTCCTGAATCATTTCGAGTGTAGTTTTACGAATCTTAAAATAAATATTTGTTTTAGAATTTCCTTCCATTATATATTTAATTACATTAACTTTTTTAAATTAAAAAAATCATTTTTTTTTGTTTTATAAAGATATGAAACTTAACAAAAAGAATATATATTATGGAGGACGACTTCATAGAAAATTAAGAACATCAAATAAGACATCAGTTGATAGTTTTAATGAATTTATAAATATTTTAGGTACAAATTCAAAATTATCGAATGCTACATTATTGATTGGTATAAGTTATACTTATTCTAAGAATTTGAATAGAGAAATTGATGCTTTACAACCTGATTTTTGTTGGACAGAGAGTTCAACTGATCGAGAATATTCAAATGCACGAAATTCTTCTACAAAACAGCAATGGTATCAGTTATTTTTTCCATTTAGTATAAATCGAATATGTTTAACTGACGATTTTTTTAATCCACTAGAAGTATGTGATTTTGATGATTCTAATAGGGTAGAACAAATTTTTTCATATTTTCAAAATCCTCCAATATTAAATAAATTTAGTTTAATAGTATTTGATTCTTCAACAACGAAATCTTTATTTCCAAAAATAGACTTATTTGTCACATATCCATCATTTATTTCATATTTATATTATTATTTTTTAGAAGTAGAAGGTGAAATATACTTAAATTTACCTTCTACGAGTTTAATGTTTTTTCAATTGAATATAAGAAATATTACCAATTTATTGGTTAAATTAAATGAGATAATAACAATACGTAATGATATAAATAATATGAAAAAAGATGATAAAGAAATATTTGGAAAAAAATTTATATATATTATTTATCATACAAGCACACATAATACTGATAATAATCTTATTATGAAAAAATTTTCTTATAAAGGAAATGAATATGAAATTCCAGAACTAAATAAAGAGATTATTCGAGAAAATAATATTGAACATTTAAGACAAAATCTAAATGATTCAGAAATTGAATATTTTACAAATAAAGATGAAAGAAAAGAAGAAAATAGAAATCGGCGTATATTTCATCAATCAAGTTATCCAATTAAAAAAACAAATTATCCAATTGGACCTTTTATAAAAATAAAAAAAACAAATGGTTCACGTTCACCAATTCGCTTAGAAAATATTGAAAGATTTAAAATTATTTTTGATTCTATTTACAAAGATTTACTTATTCATAAAAGTAATCCTGAAACATTACTAATAGATTTACCAAATTTAAATTGTAGATTTATATAAAAATAGTGTAATAGAGATTTTAATAAATTCCTAATTTTTTTATTTTATAAAGTATGTGTGGATTGTATCTACAAAAAGAAAAATGAGATACTATTTAGATTTAGAATATAAAATGTATTTAATATATATTTTATATGAGCGATGAAATAACAGAAAAAACAGTATTATACATAGATACGCGTGAAAAAAAGCTTCAACCACATATTAAATCCGAATACATCGAAAAACAATTGGATTTAGGGGACATATTCATCGATTCACCTTCCTATAAATTAATGATTGAGCGCAAAACAATCTCCGATTTTAATGCAAGTTTACGCGATGGCCGTTATCGAAACCAAAAACTGCGTTTGCTTGAATGGCGAGATGCCGATATTACGACGAAGCGGGTTATCTATATTTTAGAAACGAACGGCGACGCAAAAGATAATGCCTACTGGGGTGCAGTTGTTAATGCAAATTTGCGCGATAATATTATCGTCATTCAGACCGATAATACCAAGAAGACTGCTGAAATTATTGATGATATTAAGAAAAAAGTGGATGAAAATAAATTCGAGAATTTGAAGATAACACAGAGTGAGATTTATTTAGAGGGATGTAATAATAATAAAAAGGGGGATTATTCAAATCCAGAGACTTTCTATTTGGGGGTACTAACATTGATTCCCGGAGTTAGTCGGAATATGGCGAATGAAATCGCCAAGAAGTTTCTGACTCTCGTTTTATTAATTGAAGAAATAAAGAATAATCTTGCTAATGTTGAATTGAAAATGAAGAAACGATTAGAATTTTTAAGTCAGATCAAAATAAACGAAAGGCGTTTAGGAGATAAACTCGCGGAAAAAATATGTAATTATTTATTACCGAATTGAAAAAATTTTATCTTCTTATTAAATATAATGTCCAAGTTTAACGCGAATGGCTGGAATGCAGTTGCTTGTAATGGTCCTCTTCAAAATTATGATACTTATGTAAGAAATGCGACTCCCGCTGAGAGAGCCTCCTTTTTTATGAATCCTCGTAATAATGATGTTGATACGACTTCTCTTTACCCTTGGAGCCGTGATACAGTTGCCACTTCTGGTTGGGCGACTTCCGCGAAGGACTACTGTACTTCTCCAAATGGTGTTCCAACTGATGGAATTACTCGTCTTGGTGTTTACTTGTATAAGTCCCCCATCAATGGTCTTCCTCCTTTCAATGATGTTAAGTGTGCCACTTGCCATGATGATGGTGAGAACTGTCTGAATTGCCAAGAACAGCCGTAAATTCTGAGAATTACAAAAAATTGATTTAAAAAGTTTCTAATATTAGATATTATAAACTTATAATGTCCGACGATACTCAACCCGTATACCAATGCTTACACAATCCATTGAATCGTTATATAACGCATAACGATTTAAGAAAAATCTTACAAAAAGCATCCATTTTTGAAGATATAATGATTCCGATTGAAGAATTTGACTTGAAGAATTTTCAGAAGGCGTTCACACATATTTCATATACTATTCATCGTGATAGAAAACAGGGTAAGAATGTAATTGAAAAAGAAGATGTTGGAGTTATTCCAGAGAAGTGTATTCCAATTCAGGAGAATTCAATGGAAAGATTAGAATGGTTGGGCGATTCAATTATTCAGTCTGTTGTTGGAATATATATTTGGGAAAGATTTCCAAATCAAGATGAGGGATTTTATACGATATTTAGGAGCAAACTCGTGAAGACGGAGGCCCTCTCTAATCTGGCTGGATTTTTAGAGATGGGGAAGCATCTCCTTATTAGTAAATATACCGAAGATTATTGTAATGGGCGGACTCACTCGAAGCATTTAGAGGACTGCTTTGAGGCTTTTATTGGAGCTCTGTATGAGCAAACTAGCGAAAAACACAAATATGATATTGTTAAAAAGTTCATTATAAATTGTATTGAGACGAAGATTGATATTCCGATGTTGGTCATGTATAATGATAATTACAAGGATATTCTGATGAGGTATTATCAGATTCATTTTGATGGGAAATTTCCGTTGTATGGTGATATTGGTGTAGAGGAGATTTCGCAGGGTGATGATGTCCAGAAGAAGAAAATATATACATCTTGTGTTAAGGATATTTATGGGAAAGATATTGCATTTGGGACGGCAAAGTCAAAGAAAGAGGCGCAACAGTTGGCGGCGAAAGAGGCATGTCGGATTTTTGGAATAAAAGTCAGTCAGTCCGTGAATTATTACTTAAAAACTTTATAAATATTATATATACTAGTATGAATGATGAAGAGTTTGAGAAATTCTTGAATAAATTATTTGAGGAAATCCATAGAAAATATGGATTTTATCAGCGGTCAAAATTATGAGAGGAAGACCTATGGTTCAATTCTTCTATAAGAAGCAACTATATAATAGTAGTCAACATCCATAATTCCTGCGAATAGTTTATGTTCATGACTTTCTTTTTTTTTTAATAATTCATAAGATAAACCTTCTTCAAACTGAATTAGTTGTCTTTCACGAAGCTTATCAATCAACTCTTCTGAACCTGCTTTGCCTTCTCTTTCATAAATTATAAAAAATCCACGTGGTTTCAATTTAATTATTGCATCTAAATCATATGATCCTATACTTGGAGTTGGCCAATTCAATATAAGTAAACAATCTGTATATTTCTTACTATTTTTTGAAGATAATAAATTATCAACTATATTAAATTCAGGTGTTATAAATAGTTTTTTATTTGATGATAAAAATGGGTTTGGACTAAATTTAATTGGGTCTGGATCAATACACACAACTTCTGTTTTAAATACTTCTTGAATTAAATATTCAAAATAAGCCATTCCAGAACCGATACTAATAATAGGTAAACTGCCATGAAATGCTGTTAAAAACTCCCGAAATAATTGTAAGACTTTTTTAATTCCAATCTTATTTAATGCAATATTTAAATATAGTTTATTTTCTGGTTTGTATATAGAATTAATAATTTTTGAAAAATTACGAGAAGACGAAGCAACTTCCGAATCCGAATTTGAATTTGGATCTGGATTACGAGCAGAAGAAGCAACTTCCGAATCTGAATCTGGATTACGAGCAGAAGAAGCAACTTCCGGTTCATATTTTAAATATTCAATTCTCTCATATGTTGGTTTACTTTCTCCATCATCATTTGTATATGGAATAAGTAGATATACTATTACATTTTGTTTTAATTCTAATTCTTGAAATTTTTTTATTATTTTTTGAGATTGTTTTTGTATAAATGTTTGTAAAATTTTGTCAGTAATATCATCTCGAAAAATAAAACTCATTCTTTTATTATTTCTTTGTGTAATCATTGATTTTCCCAGGTTAATTATATATTGATGATCATTTGTTCCAAAGCTGTCTTGATCTATAAGAAAATTAGTCAAATAACGAAATTTTTTATTCTTTTTAATATCTTCTCCATTTGTTTCAATTATAATTTCTGGAAATATATTCGTGAATTTTCCTCTAAATGCTGTCCAGATTTTTTTTGTTCCTCCTCTCATTCTGACTTTTTTAATCTTTAATTTCTTTATCAATTTTACAATAGGATTATATTTTATAATATATTCTTTAAATTTGATTGGAATTTTAAGCTTTTCTAAATATCCAATATAAGGACCATAAGTCTTCTTTTTGGAACCATGTGTAATCTCGCGAATATGAAATTCTACTTTTTTCTGTTTATTTGAAGCGCAAAGTTTGCTAACAGCTTTTTTGGCTGCTGATAATGGTCTAGATGAAATATACAAACCATTTTCTTTATTTTTGATAACAATTGTAAAATGACGTTTGAATTCTTTAATACTTTTATCTTTTTTTAAAATTTTGGACATTTTCTATATAGAATATATAGAAAATATTCTAGAATAAATTTTATTTTATCTTTCTAAATTGTTAATAGATGACAATTTATTTAGTTCTTGATATGTTCTTGCATTTATTGTTTTATTTTTATTTAAAAAAATTCCAGCGATTGATGATAAACCCTTACTAAGTGCATTGTTTCTATTGGATACATTATTTTTTATTGTAATTCCGCGGTTGTTTGTGGAAGGTCCGCTGTTATTTGCGGAAGGTACGCGGTTGTTTTGGTGATTCCCGCGGTTGTTTGCGGAAGGTACGCGGTTGTTTTGGTGATTCCCGCGGTTGTTTGCGGAAGGTCCACGATTGTTTACGGAAGATCCACGATTGTTTTGATAATTCACATGATTGTTTTTGTGATTCCCACGATTGTTTACTCTATTATTTTTAGATACTCCCAATAATTCTTCAAGAGATTTGGGAGATTTTTTAATATTACGTTTTGAATTATTTTGTTGAAATACTTCTTTGATTTCTTCTACAACTTCTTCATATGGCTTTGCATTTGCAGTTGCATTTGCTTGTGAATTATTCCGGTTTAATCGAATTGAATTTGAAATTTGTGTATTTAATGATTTATTATTTCTTATTTTAGATTGAATATCAGTTAGTAATTTTTCGGTATCTTCTTTCGATAGACTTTCATGAATATTTGTTAAATAGCCATCAAATTTTACGATTTGATCTAAAAGACTCTTACTATTTTTTTCTTGGGCTTTTTTATTTAATTCTTGTGCCTCTTTTTGTTCCTTATTCTTCTTCATTTTGTTCAACTCTTCTTGAAGCTCATTCTTTTCAGCAATTAATTTAATTATTTTATTTATTAATTCATTAAGTGTTTTTTTAGCGGATGTAATTTCAGGAATATTCTTACTAACCGAATTTGTTTTCGCATTTTTTTTATTGGATGAACCAAATATAAAATCAACAACAGTGCTCATTTATTTAAATGAAGATTTTAATTTTAGATTCTAAAAATAAAACGAATTAGATGAATTTCTTCTTCTTAAGAATGATAAATATTTTAGGATGAGACTGTTTTGGTGGTTGTCTCTGGGAGGATTCTAATGAAGACTGAACATTTCTTACAAAATTGCGAATATTCCGTCTTGGAATTTGGTGAGTTATTGTATTATTTCGTCTTAGAATATTAGTATTATAACTTCTATCAACAATTGGTTCATTCGAAAAAGGATAAGTCTTTTTGTTCTCTCGATTCTGCATATTTTTTTCTTCCAATTTCTTCTGTAAAGATTTAACCGCATATTTCAATAATTCATTTTCAAGAACAATCTCTTTTATTTTATCAATATGGTTAATTAATTTATTCTTTAATGCCATGTTTAATAATAATATTTATAATATTATTATTTTTATGATTTTCTATTTATTAATTATTAGTATTTTTTTGTATTATATACTTAATTATTATTTTAAAAAACACTTTTGGTATAAAGTATATAAACAACTTAATATAACTGACAATTTTTACACAGATAAAGAATTCAATTCCATTATTGAAAAAAATATAAAACATATTAATCTAAATAAGGCAGTTAGTTTATATAAATCATATTTTCCAGCATCTTTTACAATTACGGAGAACACTATTCAAAATTATTTTAAAAAAATGGAGAATCCTACTTTTATTTATAAAAGAGAATCTGACTATTTAATTGGAGGGGTTTTTAATTCAATAAATACAATTATTTATAAAAAAGAAGAATATAAAGTCAATTTTGTAGATTACGCAGTTGTATATTATAAAAATAGAAATCAGAATATATTTCAATCACTTATGAATTCGATTGCTAAATATACGAATATGAATAAAGCGAAATATATTGTTTTTAAAATAGATATGAATCCAATTCCATCATTTCAAGGCTACAATTTTATATCTAATTATTATTATTTATTGAAAAAAAATATAAATTATAGTGTTAAAAACACAATCATTGAGAAAAAGAATATAGATGACTATGATAAAATTAATAAAACGCTATCATCATTAAAATTTTACCCATATTTATATAAAGATACAACATTCGCAAATTCTCTTGTAAATGATGATGAAAATATTACAATTATTATTAATAAAAAACTAATTATAAACTTTAAGAGACACTCGCACGAACATATTGAATTATTATATATATTTGAACTTGATAAGATAGATATAATCGAATATTGTAAGATGGGTCTTCAATATATGAAAGATAATGAGTTATTTGATAGAATAACTATGGATTCAATTGGATTCAATATGAGAATCATTGAATTATTTGAAAAAACACACATAACATATCATTATATACTTGGATTAGAAGAAAAGTTGGATGCGAAGGATTTTTACTATTATTTTTAATTTTTTAGAGGGTTGTCGTTTGAAAACCACCAAAGCTACTAGAAGAGACCAGCTTATAATCTGTTTTTGGATCCGGTTTTAATACTGGCGGTGGTGGCCTTGGAATATAAATTAATTCTTTCGGTTTTAATATCATTCCCCCATCTTTGAACCGGAGTAAATAATCATACATAAAATCATTTTTAGGTGCTTCTTTCTTATCTGGTGATGTATTAGATTTTGGTGGTTCTTCTTTTGGTGCCTCGTAGTTCTGCCAGTTCATGAATGTCATAGAAATTCCAAGCTCAAAATTGTAGGCGGTATCATAATTTTTGGTGTCGATTTTCATTATCTTAAAATTATCAGTACTAATATCATTCATTTTTATTGCTGCGACTAAATTATACATTGTTTGGTTGATAATAATTTCCTTACTAACTGCAACTGTTTTTATTCCTCCATATTGTAAAGAATTATTTGTAATCATGTGTAAAATTACATTTGAATTTTTGGGGGCCATAACACCATTCATAATTTCATTCAACATCGGGTCAATTGGTTTCCTATTTGTCATAAGAATTAATTTATCCATAGCTTTTCCAATTGGTATATTTCCTAAATTAACACGCTGAAAACCGTAATATTTATCGAGAAATCGATGAGCTAATACTTTCCGAATAATCTGAAATGTTTTATTTTCAAAAGTTTGGTCTGGTAAAAATTCCATATTTAAATAGATGAAAAATGGTGTATTAACTTTTGTCCATGCTAAATCATTTACGATTTTTAAGCAGTTTTCGAAGTCTAAATACTGTTCATCTTCTTTTGATTCTTTAAAAAATGTTAATTTCCCATCAACCACATTTCCTACGATAACCTTAGAATTTTCTATGTATTGACTAATTCCAGAATAGAACAGGTCTAAATTAATAACACGGGCGCCATTTAATATAACATTTTTAATTGCATTATAACTTACAACGTCATTTGTATATCCACATGGTAGGTATGATTTATAAGAGGATGCGTAGAAAAAATCGCGCAATCCGTAATATTTCTTTTGATTATAATATTCATTAAAATATATTCCATTATTTGGAATTGGAAGTTGATTCATATTGAAATAGTTTTTATATACTTCTAATCCAAGTTCTATTCTAGCACTTGCACTTTTTCCTCCGGTTGAAGCATTTTGATCATTTTTTGGTATTATTGATGCATAAATAACAAAAAATAATATTATTCCAATTCCAATTATACAAATTATATAAAAAATAATTTTTCCTATTTTTGAGTCAGAACTTGAATTCGGATTAATTACATTTTGTCTTATAAATTCAACTGCTTTATTATTATTCATTATACTATTTATTCCTTAGAAAAATAATCGAGAATATTTTTCTTATTCATTGGTTTTTGATTTATTTTTGGTAAATACCCCTTTAAAAAATCCATCTTATTTTCAACCTTGCTTATTTTCATCACTTCTTCTTTTGTATCCTGTTTATTATGATATTCATTATATAATTCTAAATAATGTTCGTCATTATTTGTATCGATATTTATATTTTTATAAAATTGGTTTGCGTTTAAACTCGTAAATATTTCTAGCTTCGATATTTTACGATTCATATTTATTTTTATGGGGGATAAAGAGATAAGAAGCGCAAGAGCAACTATTCCTGCCCTATCTTTAATATTCTCTTTTTTATAATAGAAAAGGTTCGTTAATGATTTTAGGATTGGTTTATTTATGTAATTGTTCTTTTCACACTTCTGCCAGATTTTATCCCATATAAATAGTATCCAACTCATTCTTTTACCGATTAATGCCCCATATTTCGACGTTATCTTATAATTCATATCTACATATTTTTTTTCAATTGATTCAATTTTTACTAACCATAATAACCAATAAACTATTTTTTCAATATTATTTCTAGTTATAAATAGGCTAATATTCGTATTCAAAATATCAATTTCCATTTTTAGAAAGAATAGGATTTCTCGGATTCCACGGGACATTAAAAGTGATAATTGTGTATGATTATCATCTTCAATATATGGAAATTCAGTTAAATTTGAATGAAGAAGATATATCTCTTCTTTATTACTATTTTTTTCAAGGCAAACATTCAACTTCTGATTTTTTCCTTCTATAAATTTAATGAAAATTGAGCAATAAATATTACGGATTTCATTTGAATTAATGAGGGCATCATTCCGATATTTCTTTTTAATTGTTTCAGAAATCATATTTATTTTTTGGAGATTATTCTCTATAAATGAAGCGACGGATAGATTTAATAAAAGATTGTTTGCGTAAAATGAAATAATAAAAGAGTGTAAATCTGGGTAATAAGAAGAACTATGAATTTCTGCTATTATTCCCATCATAACTTCTGTATTTTTTTCAATAATATTTTTTTCAAGATATGGAAATAATTGTATTTTTTTGAAATTGGAATAGCTTTTTATAGAACACTTTTTATATTTTATACCAAATGGAATAATAACATCCATATTATAGTCATATAAAAAAATAATCTCTTAAATAACTAATGAACTGTGCACCAGCAAATAAATCAAAGGACCATACGTGTTATTCAACTGACCAACTTAAAAAAATTGCGTTGTCATTAAATCAGAAAAAAAATGCGGGTATTAGCCTGAATAAATCAAAGAATGCGCTTTGGGAGTCAATCAGAAAAACACTTTTTCCTGTATGCACGACTGAATGGTGTTGGTTGGATCACATAGATGCGGATAAACAAATGAAAGAAGATACATTTCGTCCTGCAATGCCAATTGAATGGGTAAAAAATAAATATGAGTGGTTAAGCACAACTGATATTAATGAAGTTATGGTTCAATACGAAAAAAAATATAATAATTTCCGTTTTTTTGGTCCGGTTCCGGTAGATTGTCCAAAAGATATTTATTGTGAGTTGACTGATTTAGATATTAAAAATCTTAAATCGAAGGGGATTGATTATATAGGGGTTGTTTTTAATTTAGACCGCCACGACCAGAGTGGAAGCCACTGGGTTGCTCTTTATATAAATATTCCGAAGAATTTAATTACATATTATGATAGCACAGCAAGCGAGCCTCCAGAATATATTAAATATTTTATAAATATGGTCGGAATAAAATTAGGTAATTATAAGTATGAGTATAATAAAAAGAGACATCAATATGGAGGAAGTGAATGTGGAATGTATTCAATGAATTTTATTATTGAGAGCTTAAAGGGGAAAACTCTGGGAGATATTGAAAAAAAAGCGATTACTGATAGAGAAGTTAATCTATTACGAAATTATCTTTATAGACCACCTAAAAAAATGGAATCTCATATCGGGGGTAAAGATGAAAAAGAAAAATTTCAGGGTGGAGAAAAAAAAGAAATAAAACCAAAAAAGAAGAAAATTATTAAAAAAACATTAGATGATAAACCAAAAAAGAAGAAGATTACTAAAAAAAATATATCTAAGGATAAAATAAAAAAATAAATTATTCAATTAAATAATGTCAGATAATGAACAAGCGACAGTTGTTATTTTGGAAGAGGCCCCCGCAGTTGAAAAAGCGACAGTTGTTATTTTGGAAGAGGCCCCCGCAGTTGAAAAAGCGACAGTTGTTATTTTGGAAGATGCCCCCACAGTTGAAAAAGCGACAGTTGTTATTTTGGAAGAGGCCCCCACAGTTGAAAAAGCGACAGTTGTTATTTTGGAAGAGGCCCCCACAGTTGAAAAAGCGACGGTTGTTATTTTGGAAGAGGCCCCCACAGTTGAAAAAGCGACAGTTGTTATTTTGGAAGAGGCCCCCACAGTTGAAAAAGCGACAGTTGTTATTTTGGAAGAGGCCCCCACAGTTGAAAAAGCGCGGCCGATTAATGAATTAATTTCATATTTTGAAAAATGTCTGGATGGTTCGATAAAAGTAGAAAAAGAAAATCTTGATATTAAACAAATGGAAGAAAAAGAGAAAACTCCTGAACAAATAATAATGAGTGTTTTAGAGGAATTAAAAAATCAAAAAATAAAATTAGAAAATGATATCAGTTATCAATGTTTTATTGAAGAAGTTATTAATATTTATACAAATAAAAATGTTTCATTAAAAAATATTGATGATATTTATAAAAAATTCAATATAAAACCACTAAAAAATGAAAAAATAGATTTAGTATATATTTATATTGATTACAATGATATTCATTATTCAAAAAAAATAAAAGATGAAATTGAAACAAAAGAAGTTTTACATAAAATTGAAATGAATAAAACAATTCAACGAATGATACGGGCAGAACTGAAAAAAGATAGAAATAGTAATTATGATTTTTTTATTAATTTAGAAAAAACCCGGTCTTCATTGAAAGGTCTTGGAAATATTTATATAATTACACCAACACCATTTATATTGAATGGAGTATTTGATTCAAATGTAAAAATTATTCCATTACATAATATTGTATCAAATGAATATTATGAATCATATATTTATACAAATGATATATTGCGTTTTATTAATAAAATAGATGGATTATCTGATTTATTCTTTTTCGCTAATTCATCTCAATTTATATGCAATCCATTAAAAAAATCAAATGTTTTTAATAAAGATGTTCCAATCGCACACTTACCTTCAAAAAACTTAGAGGATACAAAAAAGAAAACAATAAAGAACTTTAAGGAGTATAATGCGGTTCAACAATTTTATGAAAAATTTGGAATATTAATGAATCATACATGCGCAGATAAAATATCTCTTATTCGTAAAGATGTTGTTAATATGACGAATGTTATTTTTGAGAATAAAATTGATGTTGATTATAAATTATTACAGTATCTTGTTGGAAGTTTATTTAAATTATATGAAATTGACAATGTAGAAAATTCTCGTATTAATGGATTTTTATCGGATTGTCCAAAGAACCCATATGAAAAATTAAGTATGATTAAATTTGGAATGGTTGATTATTTTACATTAAATGGAATTAATGAAAGTTATATTCCATATTATTTGTATAATACAATTTCTAAGAATGAAATTCACTATGTTTATATAATGGGTGATACTTTGCGATATTCTGCTGTAGATTTTATCAAAAAATTGGGAGATAATGTAAAAAATAAGACGATCAAATATATTGATAAAGTTGAGACGGATATATTTGATGAATCGATATATATTGTTGTAGGTAGTCGCGAAAAGTATAATATTGTCAACAGTGTTGTAATTGAAATTAATGAGAAGATATTAGAAAAATCGATTCCTGACATTTTATATTTCATGAATGTTAATATGACAGAATTTAAAAAATTCCAAAATAGCGGATATAATATTTCTGAAAAATATTTGAATGGTTATATTAAAATACACTATCCTCATTCAGTAATAAAGAAACTGGAAAAAGAAACTAAAATTCCCTATTTTAAAATACTGAATATGAAAGCTGAAGATGAGGTTAAAAATAATAGCATTAAGTATGAATGTATTCGGGATGAAGAAGAATTGCTTTAATAAAAAATGATTTAAAAATAGTTTCATTTCTATAAGTTATAAAAATGAGCCTTCTAAAAAAAATTAAGGAAAATATTTCTAAACGGGGAGAAGAGGTTGACGAAGTTGAAGAAGAATTTGTTGAGATTTCATCAATGCTCCCGAATTTTATATTCTATGGTCATAATTGGGTAGTTGCTCCATTTATGAGTGAAATATTCAAAGGAAGATTTGATTTAATTCCGGTTGAATGTGTTTTAACAATGTATATTCTACGTTGCTATAACATATGCTATTATGTTGTTTTGGATAATAGTCAGACGGGAGATGATTTTTCAGTTTATGAGTTTGAGTGGATTGGTGCGGACGGGGAGCGAACACCTAGTGTGAGCGAACACGGTTCGTCTTTACACGAACACGGGGAGCGAACACCTAGTGTGAGTGAACACGGTTCGCATGAAAACGGACACGGGGAGCGTGAACATGAAAAGTGTGAACATAGTCATAATAAAGAGAAACATGAAGAAAAGGACCCAGAATTCATTGAATATGCTATCAATATGACTGCGCTGGATGCTGGTAAATTCCTTCGTGAGAGAATATCAGAAGGTTATTACATATATATTCAAGAACGAGTGTAAAAATTGATTAATTAAATTCATAAATTTATTTGCTTATAACTTTCAAAAAATGTCATTAAATCAACAAACAATTGAAACAAATGCACAAGACGTATCATCTAGCGTTATCTACACTGAATTACTTCCAAATTGCGATTTATGCATTGGAACTGAACCTCCAGTAGCTGGTTTCGCGACTGATGCAGGAGATGTGGTTATGAATGAATTTTCGGTTTTAGCTGTGGAACAACAACCACCAGTTGAACAGCAGATTGATTTGTCAATGCTTCCACAAAATATAGAACAATGTTTTGGCCATCCAATGTGGGATTGGTCAAAGACATGTGTTGCCTGTGGTAAGCGTGAAATGAATGGTGCAATAGTATGCAATACTCGCCTTTTTAATTATTTTAACTGCAGTTGTATCAGAGCCTGTCCAGAGCATTTTGAAGATGTATCTCGTCATTTTGTGAAACCAGAATTCAATGGACCTATTGTTAACCCATGTAGTGATTATTATGTGATAGGTAGGTGTCCTCAATGTCGCAAAAATTTTTCTACTGTTTCTGACAGCCAAAATGCATTTTGTGGTAAAGTCTGTCAAGGAAACTGGTTGGATCGCCGATTTTACACCTTTGCACATTTAAAACGCCGATTTAACGACTAAAAAATATACAAAAATATAAAAATTTGGTTATAACACATCGTGAAATGTGTATGAAGTCTCAACTACTGCGACAAAATACTTCTGGTCTTTTACCAGTGTTAAATATAGATTTTACTATTTTTAAC